TGTGTAAGCGCCTGCGTCTAAGTGTAGTACTGGTTGATAGTCACCATGTGTACGTGTAAAACCTGCCATGATAAATCTCCTTAAAATGTATGGATCGTTTGGATCCTACTTTTATTTAGTCGATCTGGCTAAAAACTCAGTCTAGGTTACTTTAAGTTAGGGTTATTTTTAGCAAAGTTTGCTTGGCTAAAACGCATACGGTCAACAAACTTCATACCCTGTCCTACATAGCCTTCGTGCCCGGGTTCGTTGTTGATGCTGGCTTTTACATCGTGTGCTTGACTATCCAATTGGCGTACTATCTCATTCTTTAATGCGCTTAGTTCTAAGAACGCTTGGAATAGTGCTACAACGCCTTGTCGGTTTTGGCCCATCCACTCTAAAATACGTGGTGCTTTGGTAGGCTCTTTGTGTTTAACCCACTCAGTAAAACCACCGATGATATTTGAGTAATTGCCTTGGCGCACACGAGTATTAATATATGTTTTCATTAGCGCAGGCATGTTAGAAATCTTGCGAGCACGTAATTCCTGTGGATTAAACAATTGATCAATGTCACGACCAAATTGCTGAACAACTGTGTTTAGGTCCTTGACTTTGTTTTGATCAATTTTGATTTTACGTGGTTCTTTTAAACTTGGGTCAACAATTAATAATCCTGGCACATCATTTAAACTAGCAGTGGTAATTGCTTGCGCTGGTGCGCCGGGTGCTGCTAGTGCTGTGTGAATAGCCACCGCAGCCTGCGAACCTTTGATCTTTTGTCCCAATGGGCTGCTAGCATCTACGCTATATGTAACTGTGTTAGGAGTAAACACATAATGTCCGTTGACAACCTCGGGTGTTTGTGTGTATAGCAAGTCGCCTTGAATGTAACCGCGGAAGTCACGAGGTACTGCGGCTTCTAACAACGGAAATAACTTTTGATAAATGCCAATTAATTCATCGCGCTCGCCGCCACGTGCTCGCATAATGCGTTCAATTTCACCAGGGCTTGTAGCCAAGCCATTGTAACTCTTGCTTAAAAATCCCGACTTATCAGTTAATACAAACTGACCACTGGGATTACGTCCGAAAATAATAGCAGGCTTACCATCCCATTTAACAGTGGTTGTCTGTGGATTTTTTGCCGCTGCAACAATACCACGAACAGCGTTGCTAATGCCCTTGGATCCTTGATCAAATACCATGTCCTCAGGGTGTTCAATGCGCACACCTTCGTAAATGGGCTGCATACCTTGATTAACAATACGATCGCGTAGGCGTGCAATAAAACTAACTTCGTTTTCTTCTAGACTTTCGTTAAAAGGAATGCCTTCGCGGGCCATGTGCGCACGGAAGTCAGCAATTTTCTGCTCACGTTCGGGATCTTTTTGTAGGGCTGCTAGAATCTTTTCTACCGACGCTAAGTCAGCACTAGTGGCATTTTTGTTTAATAGGATCTTTGCAACTTCATCTGGGTTATCGGTGATAACTTCATTGGTAGCACGATCCTGTAAGCCGGCCAATTGATTTAACTTATAACCCATGGCCTTGGCCATTGAGTTAATCATTATGTTGCGTAGTGCGCCTTTGTATTCTGAATTAGGATCGCTGCGTAGAATAAACTTGCTAAATGGAACGTTTTGTAAAAACATAAAGTCTGTTTGTACAAAGCCGCGATCTGGACGGCCAGTAATTGGTGTTTTAAAGTGTACGCTAGTACCAGACTTGCGCACCCATTCGTTAGGTACTAAGCCATTTGACTTAGCCCAATTTACTAAATGATTGTATAGGTCTTCTTTTTTAACTTTATTTGAATCCACAGCAACATCAAGGTCACCAGACGTTGGTTTTAATCCAGTGGAGCCTAGCATATTATTTGTTAAGTCCAAACCAGGAGTTAATTGGTCAAGCCACATTAGTGTAGGCTTGACGTCTGTTTGATTAATACGCTGTGTTAAAGGAACGCCTTTAGAGTCTTTAAAAACGTTACCACCTTCGAATAGTTTCATTGTGTTGGCTCGTATCTAACTGGATCGTTGGCTACTAGGTCTTCTAAGTAATTAATAGATGCAGGTTTATTAATAGGTTGTCCCGTTTCGTTGGTCCATCCCTGTGTTGTCTTATAATATTTTCCCTTGCTCTTAGGGTCAACAACAACCACACGCTGGCCTGCAGGCACTTGTACTCCTTGTGGCCGAGCAGATTGTTGCTGTGTTTGTTGTTGCGTTTTAAGATAACGTGGAATAAAATATTCTTTAAAATATCGATCCGTGGCACCGGCTTCGGTGCTGGTTACAAAACGGTCTAAGGCGCGGCGATTTAACTCAACTTTGAGTGTTTGTGACAACCAATCATTTAATGCATCCTTGTATGCATCTAAGTCATTTAAATCAATTTGATTTTGTCGAGCGTATTCTTCCCAAGCGTCACTGAATTCGCCTGCTTGATTACCTAACATAGCCTGAGAAATGGCTTTGTCTTTGAGGCCTTTCCATGCCCCTTTGATTTTGTTAATTGCATTTACGCCTGTTTGAAAAGCAGCCGCAGTTTTAGGCATTTTATTTTGGAATCCACGTCGGATATCACGTGCAAATTGTTGGCGATTTGCTGCGGCAGCCTGTGCCATTGTAGGCTGTGTCGTAGTATAAGGTTGAGAGGCTGCTGGTTGTTTGGGTGCTTGCGCCGCTTGTGCTCGTTGTGTTTTTGCTCGGGCTGCGGCAGGGTCAACACGCGGTGCTGCTTCTACAATAAATTCATTGGCTCTCATCGGTGCGTCTCACGGTGCGGGTAAACTTGCTAGGGTCGCGTAAACGAATGGCGTTTAATAACTTACGCTGTAGGTTTTCGGCTTGCTCTGCACTATAAGACTTTTCAATTTGCTCTAGTAAACGGATAGCACTAGCAATAACATTGCTAGCGCGAGATTCAATGATAAAACGACGATCATTTTCGACATACATCGAATCTAATTCTTCAAGAATACTACGTGTCTTTTTTTGCATAATGATTTGGACCCTTGACTAATATTTATCGTTTGTAACAATTAATTTTTCTTTAATTGTTGCCCAAATCTCATTGCGGTCTGGATCGTAGGGAATCCATGATTGTTGATTAATTAAAAATTCTAATTGTTCTGTGTGTTGACTGGTTAAATTCAATGCCGGTAATAGTTTTTCTACGCAATAGTAAAAGTGAACCACTGGACTAGGCTGAAACTGTTGCTGTCTGGTTGCAGCAAAACGTGGCAAACAAGAATAATCCTCTGCATCTTGCCACATAAGCGATACATATTGGCATTCTAAGTTTTTCAACGCATGTTCAACTAAAAATTGATAATTGTCAAGCCGTTGAGTGTGTTGTTCTGTGTTGATAAATTTAGTATGATACTCTTGAATTACTGGGATTTTGCTTGCGCTGCTTAACCACCATGTTTGTCCATTGTTGATATAGGTATTAAAATTGTACACTGGGTCGCTGGCAATTATTTCTGCCCAATCATTGTTAGTAACTAACTTATCGAATCGATTTGGCAAAGGCCATTGCCACACTACAGTAGAATTTTTAATATTATCGCCGATTTGAACTAATCGTGTTACTAGCCACTCAGGTCCTGCACCGATGCCACTGATATTGATAATTGTGTATTCGGGTAACAAAGCCTGGAGAATTTGTGGCCACTCAGGCCAAATATGTCCTGTGGCAAACCCATCCCCAAAACAGTAAATTTTATTATTAAGCATATACTGTCAATGATATTTGTAGAATTTGTTTAAATTAACTTCTAGTTCGGCTTCGTAGTATCTTTGCACAGGTGTGCCAGACCAAAAGTTTTTGTCATATAAGAAACTGTTAATATCTTGCCAACGTTCTAGATGTTGTGTCACATTGTGATCTTTTACAAGGTCTTCAAAATTGCCAGTGTTCTCAACTACTTCGCTAAATTCAATGTTTACTACTCAACTGTCGCTGAGCAAAGGAAGAAATGGTTTTAAATAGTTTTTTGCAGTTTCTCGTTCTTTGTCTACTCTTGCCATACCACTGAGTTCTGTCCATTGGGTAGTTGAACTATAATAATGATGATATGCGCGAACCCAGCGATATATCTTACTACGATATGTAGCAGTTGTTACTAAAATAACTGTGTCAAAGTTTGATATGTTGTTTATGCCGGGCCAACAATGTGTTCCTATCCAAACGCTTGTGCCACGGTACTTTTCAACTAACTGATCAAATTGCAAGGGATCATACTCATCAAACACCGACGGTGAGTCACCGATTTTTCCTAGATTGTGACTGGTATTTGCAATACCACCGTGTGCACCAATGGGAGAAAAAGTATTATTTAAAATATCGCACAATAATCCGCCACATGTGTAATGTGGATATGCAATTAAATTCATGACTGCTTAATTGACCCTAGCAGTTGCTTTAATTTACTGCTTTGTACATCTGCAGTTACTTTGCTTACTTCGCCGGTGTCCTCATCTATAGATTCTGTCATACGACTCTTGGCTTTGATTTGATCGTAGATATTACCCTGCGGACGTAGTCCTTGTGCATCCGGGCTTTCGCCTGGATCTGTAATGCGCATGGTTTCAATGTTGTATTCTAAATCAATCTTTTGCCCGACACCTGTACTACTACGCGATTTCATACATTGAATTTGATAACGCCCGCGTTCACGCATTGCACGACTTGTAAAGATACCAAATACGTTATCTGCTGTGTTGATCTTGGAAATACCCCCGGAAATATGGCTATGATCGAATTCAATTTCTTCCACAGCACTACGATTTAACTGCGATGCTGTGACCATTAGCACACCTAATTCCTTGGCTAGGTTACGCAATTCTTCTGACACATATTTGTCTTTAACGAATAAATCGTTAGGGCTAACTTTGGCACTAACTGGCATTAACAAATCCAAGTAGTCAATCATCATAAAATCAACTCTGCGGCCAGTTTGAATTTGATATTCTTTTAAGTAAGCACGAATATCATTGATATTTGACTGTGCTGGTAATGCTTTAACTTGATATGTTCCAGACTTTTTGCCCACTAACTTAACCTTCATTGTTGCTGTGTCAATATCCTTGCGAATATCTTTGGTACTAGCACTAGTAAGCATAGCATCTGTGCGTAGTGCACACAGTTCCTCTGATAGTTCTAAACTAATATACACGCCATGCAATCCTTGTTGCAACCAATTAAGCGCAATATTCATCATTACCAAGGATTTACCCGAGCCCGAACCACCGGCAAAGATGTTTAATTCACCACGGCTAAATCCACCATATAGCAGTTTGTCTAATTGTGGCCAACCTGTGCTTACTTGTCCGCCGGAATTAAAGTATTTTTCAATACGTGCTTTGGGATCCAAGAAATAGTCTGTGCCCATGTCCTTGGTCAGACTAATTTGTACTGCATCTTTGATTAATTTTTCTACGGGTTCAAAGTTACCCTTTTCTAACAAATCTGCAGACTTTAAAATAGCACGTTCTAATTCCTGACGTCGAGTAAACTTTTCAAACTCCTCCATAAACCAATCTAAATGACCATCATTTAATTCAGGAATTTCCTGTAAATTAACATTGGTTACCGCAGCAACTTGGCGGCGTTCCGGAAGTGTTTTATGCTTGTCTGTGTGCTCGCGAATAAACTTTGCCGCAGAGCGCAGGCTTTTATCGAAGTTTTCTTCGTTGAAAATGTTTTGCACACGCACATAACTTTGTGCGTCTTGCATCATTATTTCTAAAAAGAGTTTTTGTACGTCGTTGTTATAATCAGTCATGGTTTAATCTACGTTTTAAATCCCGCTTGGCTAGTTCTATTTTAATCTTACTTACTTGTTTGTGCTCGAGTATGCTTAATAATGTTGCCACACGCCCAAAGCGTTGTACTGCATCGTTTACATCTTTGACATCATTGGGCCAGGGCGGAATACTCACTGCCCAATTTAATTCTAGTGCGCGATCTACTAGTTCTAAGCCTGCCGAATCTTGATCGGGCACAACAATAATTTCTTTACCTAGGCTGCGTATTAGTCTGGCTTGTGCATCATTTACTGTGCTGTGCATTACTGCTAATCCATTAATTGACAGCGCATCAAATATGCCCTCAACGACAATAGCATACTGCCAACTATCATGTTGCAAGTCTGTACCAAACACATAACCTGGCTGCATATCATTGATATACTTAGGTGACTTACCATCTAAAAATCTGCAACTATGTCCTACTATCACATCATTATGTGTAAACGGAATGATAACATGCGGACGAGTCCAGTGAATACCATCGTCGTATGTGCGCATCATAAACGGGTATCCCTCGGGCACACAACGACTTTGTATATAATCCCAATGGGGTTGATCTTCAGGTCCAACGAACTTAATTTCAGTATCGGGTAAGGGACTTTCTTCGAACTTAATATCTGCTAATGCTTCAAACGTCTTGCGGCTATCAATAATGCCAGCAATGCTTTTGTGTTTAAGACTTTCTAAGTTAATACGTTCAATGTCATTGCTATCAACGCCTAGCCACTGTAGCAGTCTACGTGCTTTTAAACTCAGATTGCGTCCTAAGGTAAAACTTGCGGTATAGTTACAGTTAAAGCAATGATAACTCCACCCTTGGTCAGTGACCTTTAATCCGCCGCGTGATCGCCGATCTGCGTTTTCACCATTGTGAACACAGCAGGGTGCGTTAAAACTAATCCAGCCTGACGTGGATTGTTTACGCTTACCGGGCAAGTAACTCAGGATATCTAGCATCCTGTAATTATACTTGAAAATCCGGTTAAGTGCAATAGATTGTTTTATCGATAGGTAATATGTGTAATGTCGCCCGAATCGATTACTACATTCGGTTGTAGACTTGGTACAAAACCTTCGCCACCGTTTTCTAAGGTAACCGAAGTAACCGACGCATTAGCAGCAGTTGCGGTAGCGGTTGCACCGGTACCAACACCTTGAATGGTCACACGAGGGGTTTCGACACCGTACCAGTTGTTGCCTGTGCCTGTTAGGTTAATATTGGTAACTTGTCCACCAGTTTGTCCAACTGTAATGTTAGCAGCAGCACCTGTGCCCCACTGGTTGTACTCAAAACGCAACCAATTGTGGCGGCCTTCAACATTAAAATGATCGCGCTCACTGCGACTAACGTATGTACGTTGATTGCCAATGTTATACCAAGGACCTAATTGTGTATCAGCCCCTTGTGCAATAAGGTTACCAGTAAAATTATCAAAATCCAATTGGAATGTAACCAACTCTGCACCAGCAGTATATACTTGTGAAGTATGACTACGGTTAGGGTTACCCGCACTTGGTTGTAAGTTGGTAGGAATAGTCATGTTTTGGCTTGATTCAAATTGTGGATATACGCTGTCCACAACATCAACCATGCCGCGTGCAGCAGCATAATCATCAACCATAATGGGTTCAACAAGCACACCTGATTTACGTACAATTGACCAACCCGCAGGTTGCGCTTCAATGCTTACAAAATCTTCACGGTTAACAACAACCTTAACACGGCCATACTGCGCATTTAAAATTTCCATATCCTTGGTGTATAGTACATCGGTGCCCTCTTGATCGAGCACACGAAATACAAAACTAGACCCTGAAACATTTACAGGTTTCTGATCTTGATTGACAAACTCAAATAAAATTACGTTGTCAACGCCTTTGTTGATGGTTAACTTTTTACTATACACTGGTGCGTACCTCCGTGTGAATGCTTCGCCTACACCACTGGTGTCAATCAAAATTACCTGATGTTTTTGTTGATATAAATAAACCGTGGTTGAATACATTCGTTATTCCCTTTAACAACTATTTATGGGTTCAGAAATTTTTACAAAAATAGCCGAGCGGTACCCTTTTATAACTTTTTGTAGTTACGCGGGTAATGAGTACATAGGAATTGTACAGAATCGTGATGACACGGTTACAACTATCTACGACTTTGGCAACATACAAAGCGCAGAACTAAAGAAACTTTTTGTAGAACTTGCTAATATTTGGTGGTGGGAAAGCAATAGATCAATACCCATTAACATTTTCTTGAAAAATGAGTGGGAAGTGTTCCGTCCCTTTTTGCGTACATTTATCAACAAGGATTTAGAAATCCTACACGGGCCTTGTTGTAGTTTAATTGATCTAGCCCGTAAAAAATCCAAGCGTAAATCTATTACTTTAGTTCGACGTGTGGAGTAAGTTCATGTGTAAGGTGACAAGCATTGCGTAGCTAAGGCTATGAGATTTTTTAAACACAAACCCACGACTATCGTCACCATCCCATACACTAGCAAATACTTCGTCCCAGGGCTTACGCTGCAAATGCGCTTTACCAGGACGAATTATACTGATAAAAGCAGCCATACGTGGAATAGAATCGGGTTTCATTGCCGCTAGTAACTCAGGATAATTGCCAACGTGCACTAACTGTTTTGCCCATTCTGGATCTTGCCATAATCGACTCCACGGCGGCGTTTGTGCTAACATTGTTTCATAGTGTTCAGGACTTTTGATAAGTTGATAAACACTCATGTTAAGAAAGTCCAGTTTAAAGTAACCACGTTGCTCTGCTTGTTCGTAGTCTATAGCAGCACACCCATTCACAGGATCATAGGGAATGTCCGTTACATACACACCCGAGTTATGACGACGAACCTTGCCATCAGTAACTTGCATCGCAGGGGTACAATGGACTAGTTTCATTGCTAGTTCGCGATCAGCAAAGTCAATGTCAATATCTGCGCTCATTGTTTCCAACTAGATAAATCTTTGTTAACAACTTTTTCTAAATCGTCGATGTTTGAGTTTATAATAGAAATGGTTTGACTACTTAGGTCTGAGTTAACGTGTGTATATTTTGTTACATTGTTAGGTGTAATGTCAACTAATTTCGGCTCTGGCAAATCAAATTCTTTGCAAAAATTATTAAAAAATCGCCGAGAATCTTGTTGAAGATCGTCGTAGTAAAATACCTTAAACCGATCGGGCGTAAATATTTCATTCCACCGGCTGACTATTAAATGCATACGGTTAAAGTGACCTTGAGTAATAAGTTGTGATGTTGCTGACTCGAATGTCAACTCATTTCCCTTGGACAAAAAGTTATAAAGGCTCCAATATATTTCGTAGGGATTGCGTAGTATAATCCCTACTGAAATGGTATCTACTTCTTCAAGTTGCGCTATTACCATGCGATCTATAGATAACATAGCAGGACAGAAGTTTGCAGTGATATCCCAGGCATTGTAACGCTTAACATAGTCACTAACAGATTCTCCCCGCAACAAAGCATAGTTTTCTTTGCTACCAATTAGTGCATCGTCGGGCACATATGGCGGAATAGAAAACCACGATTGTTGTTCAAGCATTGCCCAGCACCACGAAGTACCGGACTTGGGATAGCCCACATTTAATATATGTTTCTTTTTCATTGATTGACAATTAACATCTGAGACACTGGTACTAGGAAATTATACACAAGTTTGCCTGTGCACCACAATACATTTCCAGAGTCTATTACAGTATCATTGACTGTAACTTGTCCTAGATAGTTTAAAAAAGGTACAAGGTATAACTTATCAACTTCTAACTTAGATATTTCTATAGGAAAATCTTTGTTATAAGTCTCGTCACCACGTAACTCAAATACCAACTGACACGGATCATTGACATTTGCATAGTTAAACTCAAGATTAAATTGCGATTCGTCAATGTTGTTGATGTCGTATATTACTGTTGATGCTAACACCTGCGCTGATTGCACAACAGAAATATACACACACTGACTGCCAGTGTAATCTACGTCCTCATTGGGTAGAGTCTTAATAACCCCGCTAAACGACCCCGGATACGTGGTCATTACCAACCTGCCTTTTTTAATATTTCCTTGGCGTACTCTTGATCTGCTAGGTAGTCACGGAACTTCTTGGACCAAAAGTCTGGGTCCACCACAGGCCAAATTATAGCACTTTGCTCGCCGTTCATACGTTCTAGGTAATGTTGCCCCGACTCACAGTTATACACTACCCATGGACTAATGCGACCAGTACTAATAGCAAAAGCAATAGCGTTGTCGTTGCCAAACCGTAAAAAGTCGTTGGCAGGATGTCCAGTTTTTTCTGACCATTTGATCCCATATTCAATGGCTCGTCCTAGTGCGTCACTAACTGCTTCGTGTCGTAGATAATATGCCAGATACTCCGAGTACATCTTTTCCTGGCACCAGTAATCTAGTTTTTTGTTTTGTTTAATAATCCAGTTAATGAACTCTGGAATATTAATAGCGTTAATGGCCACGCAATGGCGCCCAAACTTTACAAATGCACGATAGTATGCTGACTTTGCAAAGTCATCAAACGTTTTTAGTTTTGCTGAACCTTGCGTAACTTCGTAGAAACGCAAGTAGGCTTGCAAGCCTATTTGTACGCCCTTTTCGTTTTGCTCTGCAAATCTGCGCTTAGGCTCGCACATGTGCACCGAAAGTGTTGACTCGCGGGCAAAAGATTTTTCGCAGTAACGACATGTAAAACTCATTGTAAAATATTATGCTTGTTAATATAATCTACTAAAAAAGAATTTAACAATTGATGGTGGCCAGCAGCTGGATGACGTATGTCATTGGGTACTTCATATCTCGAATCAATTTGTTCGTTAGTAGGTACCCCTTGTTCTATCTGCCAAGATACAGCACGCCAGCATAATTCGTCAATAAACACAGAATTATCTTTAAACAAATTTGGCTCAAGTTGTTTAACGTATTCGTTGTAAAGTTTATCTGCTTGTTGATAACATAATACACGATGCCCGCGGCTTTGTAAACTACTAACCATGGCAACTAATTGGTACATTAGGTCTTCAACTCGGTCTTTGATACTGTATAAATCGCTTTTTAATTTTAGCTCGATCAATTTTTTAGTATCAGATTCTTTCCAATAATGTTCCCAACGATCTCGATAATCTTGGTTTTGTGGATTAGTCCAACGTCCTTCGAATTGATCTGCATCATTTAAAATTGGTACTTCCCAACGGCTTAAAAATCCAATTCCTAGAATATACAAAGTTGGTTCGTTGTTGTGCATAAAACTATCTTTAAGAGTAGTTCTAATTACACGAGTATTTGCGCTGCCGCCAATGGCCAAACTAAACGCATTGTCAATTGATAGTCGTTGTGCTAAGTCGACATGACCGTGTCCATCAGAATAAACTTGCATGTAACTGTCACCATTGACTACTAGTCGATTAATCTTTTTCGTGCCCGTGCTCACGCAACCACTCCTTGAGTTCTTTTTTAGTAATTAATTTGCTTAATGTATTAATATCATCAGCCTTCATTGCAGGCATGGCTTCCATTAGTGCTTTTTTAACTTCGTTAGATCCTGCTTCCTTTTTCTTAGGAGCAATCCACTGATGTTTAAATGTGCCCATGTTAGGGCTAATTGCAGTAGCGCATAACCATTGTAGTTTAGGATGCCTGTTAATAGCAAAGAAATGTTTGTTCAAGTAATGGTTGCAACTTTGTACATAGTATGATTGCAGTTCTTCTGCACCTTGCACCGAACTACCCCAACGCAACATCAAGTAGTTAGAGAATTTCTTACGTTCTTCTTCGGTAAGGGTATCGTAGAAATCGCGATTCTTGCGATCCAACTGCGCCATTTCGTTGCCAATGCTTAACTTATCCATTACCATGCTCGATTGTAGTCAACGATTTCGCAGTTACGACTAATGTCTTTGACAAAGTAAACACACTCGGGCTTTTCACTATCGTCTAAGGGAATTGCCAACATCTGGCCATTTTTTAGTTTAGGCGCATACCAAGCAACGTCGTGGTACACATCAATGATCTCAATGGGCAGGAAACTAGGCCTAAAACTGCTTAATGGATTAAACTGAAATGCTTTGAATCCCCGATCGTTAATTGATGTCAGTGGCAGCATTTCCAAGTCGCCCATTTCGGGTTCGCCAATTAATATTTGCCAATCAATAGGCATACGAATACGTTGCTTGCCTATTTGCAACACTAGCGCAGGACTATTAAACGACTCCAAGAAGATCAGCGGAATGTAATGATAGTCTGGTGCGTTAGGGTCACTATTGTCAAGAATAGCAAAACGCATGTCATCAACTTCTTCAGGCAGCGTATCTAAATCATAAGCAATGTTGTTTAAAGTTAATATTCTCATAGTAGCATTGTACACTATAGTCAAAGGTATTGCAACCAAGTTGTTACTTGATTTTCATCCATTCTAGTTTTTCTTGCGTAAATGGATAGTTGGCTTCTTTGTAATAAGCCTTACGCTTGGTTAAATGCCGCTTGGCAAACTTACAAGTCGATGTTACATCCCAGATTTGAACAAAGTCTTTGTCTTCTGCTTTACGAATGCCGCGGCCGATCGACTGAATGACTCTAACAAAACTCTTGCCAGGCTCAAGAAGAACAAGATTAAAAATACGGGGAATGTTAATACCAACAGCGGCCACACCATAAGTTGCCACGATGATCTTATCTGTTGCCTCTGCCACTTCGTCATAATGATCTTGTCTTTCTGTTCCTTTGGTTGCGCCCGACACAAATACTGCGCGATCTCCTAGGCGCTCTACTAATGCTTGCCCTGCTGCTACACGGTCGACTAAAACTAGTGTGTTACCAGTCTTATTTACTTCTTGAATCAACCCAGCAATAGTATCTAAACGCCCTGACTCTTCAAGCAAGTATTTAAGTTCGCTTTGATAGTCCTTGTATTCTACATGATCTATTAACTGCACTATATTTACATGGCAATTGGCCAACACGCCTCGTTCTTGTAGTTCGCTTGCTGCTAACTTATTAATCACTGGCCCAAGACTAACATGTAGTGCCTGGAACTCAAACATTTCTTTGGGGATAGTACCTGTTAGCCCCCAGCGAATAGGTACTTCTGCCATTACGCTAGTTAACAAAGTTTTAAGTGCGTCGGCTTTGGCCATGTGTACTTCATCAACCATTACGCACACAACATCTTCTAAGAAATCACCAATGGTACAATCTGCCACACCCGACTTGGTATTCTTTAGTAACACGTTTAAACTTTGCCATGTGCAAATGGTATGCGTCTTTCCCCACTCTTTGCGATCGCCAAAGTACACACCTACATCAAGTTCCAAGTTGCGATAGTCTTTTTCTGTTTGTGTTACCAAACTCTTATTGGGCACAATAACAATGCTTCGTCCATAGGGTTCAACACAATGGCTTAGTGCTGCGGTCATTAGTGTCTTGCCTGCACCTGTGGCAATTTCTTGCAAGCATTGTGGATTTTCTAAGAAGTTGTTTACGATTTCAATTTGATAATCGCGAAACAGTATGGGCTTGCCTGCTTCGGGGTGGCCCTTGGGCCACGTAATATGTGCAAACGTATCTTCTTTGATTGGTGTAAATTCAAAAGTAGTGCGATACTCGCGCAGGTCTTCGAGTTCAATATCATAGCCATATTGTTCTAGTATAGGCAGTATCTCCGGTAGCAAGTTTGTGTAAGTGCTACCACCGAGTTGGAAAAACGCTGCCTTGCCATCCCACCGTCCCAGGCGAACTGCTGGGAGGTAGCGAGCATAAGGAATATCGTACTTAAATGTGTTTACGAGTTTGCGACGACAGTCGAGATCCAATCCTTCGATCTTTACATTAACTTCGTCTTTGATAATAAGTCGGGCTGTCTTCATTGTAGTAATTATAGACATTTGTCAAACAAAAGTCAAAAAAAGTGGCGCCATTGCTGACGCCACAAACCGAATTATCTAGGAGCTAGACTATGATGACAATTCGGATTACTACAAACGTATATATCGATAACTATCTGGATAGTA